TGTATCAGCAGGCCAACCCGTTCTGGGCGCAGGACCTGACCTTCGACCTGTCCCTGACCGTCTGAGAGGAGTGAATCGCGAATGGCTACCAAGTCGAACCGGTCGAAGCTCTCGGCCGCGGCCAACGCCAAGCGCAATACCAAGGCCGGCCGCAAGGCGATGCCGTCCTCCGACTTCGGGCTGCCCGCGCAGAAGAAGTACCGCATCGACGACGCGGCGCACGCGCGCGACGCCCTGGGCCGCGTCGCGCAGAACGGCACCCCGGCGCAGCAGGCGCAGGTGCGCGACGCGGTGAGGCGCAAGTATCCGTCGATCGGCAAGACCAACCGCAAGAGCATCTGACCGACCGCACCCGAAAGCCACCCGCACCCGCGACCACACCCGGAAAGGAGGGGACGTTGACCGCCACGCTGTACGCAACGACCGAGCTGGTCACCGTCGCCTACCTCGGCGTGGTCCTCTCGGCGCCGTCGATCGTCGGCCTTCAGCTGCCCGGCGACCAGTCCACGTGGGCGGCGAGCGGGTTCGTTCAGGTCGTCGCGCCGCATGCGGGGGAGCCGAACCAGTACGAGCCCATCGAAGCGCCCGTCGTCGCGGTGCGCTGCTGGGCGGTCGCCCCGGGCGGGCGGCGGCCGCCGTGGAACCAGGCCGCGCAGCTGGCCGAGAAGATCCGGCGGCTCGCGTTCAACGAGTACGCCGGCCCGGTCACCGTCACGCTCCCCGCGGGCTATGAGCAGGCGATCGTCGACACCGGCAGTGTCCTGTCGCATCCCGCGCGGATCGGCGGCGACGACTCCGCGTATGCGTGCTACGGCCTGGATGTGCGGCTGAGCTGGCGGGGGGTGGGGCTCGGATGATGGACATCGACACGATCATCACGAACGTCGTCGACCTCGCCGCCGCGCAGACAAGCGGCGGCAACCCGCTGTTCGTCGACGTGCTCGACTACGAGTGCCGCGCGATGCCGCCGGACGGCATCATCGCGTCGGTCTACTTCAACCGTCTCGCGGGCGCGCCGGCCGACTCTGGGCTGTCCAAGACCACCGGCATCCTCGTGCTCAACATGCGCCTCTACGTCTCCACCGTGCGCCAGCCCTACGGCGCAGTGGAGCGCTCGATCGTGGCCGCGGCCCAGCAGATGGTCGGCGCGCTGAGCGCGGACTTCACCCTCAGCGGCAGCGTGCGCAACGTGGACCTGCTCGGCGCGACCGGTGTCCTGCTCACCGCGGAGGGCGGCTACATCCCCGGGCAGGACGGCAAGCTCATGCGCGTCGTCACGATCACCGTTCCCGCGATCGTCAACGACGTATGGGACCAGACGCCATGAACGACTTCATCGTCCTGGCCACGGGCCCCATGTTCGACCAGCGGGCAGACCGCATGGTCGACCACATGTGCACCGAGATGCAGCAGGCCGTGGCGAACCTCGCGCTCGACCGGTGGCAGCTGAACGCCGAGCAGACGTTCAAAGAGCCCACCGGCCGCTACCAGGAGCACATGCAGGTCGCCAAGCGCGACGGCGCGGACGTGGTCACCGACGGCTGGCCCGGCTCCGGGTTGCAATACGGGCCCTGGCTCGAGGGCCTCGGGTCGCGCAACCGCACGACCCGCTTCAAGGGCTACTGGAACCTCAAGCGGGCGTTCGAGTTCGCCCAGCAGCGATGGCTCACGGTCGCCCAGCCCGTGGTGGACAAGTGGGTGGGAAGGATCAACAGTGACTAAGGCCTCGGGACTCGGCGATGTCTTCCTGGTGGGCGGCTACGACCTGTCCAACGACGTCGCGAGCTTGGAATCGATCTCGCAGCCGCTCGGGGTGATCGATGTCACGGGGATCGACGTGAGTGCGCACGAGCGCATTCCCGCGCTCGGCGACGGCTCCATGTCGTTCACCACCCACTTCAACCCGGCGCTCGCACAGCAGCACAAGGTCCTGTCCGTGCTGCCGCGCACCGACGTGCACATGATGTACGGCAACCAGCGCGCCGTCGGCAACCCGTGCGCCGCGCAGATCGGCAAGCAGCTCGATTACGCTCCCACCCGCGCCGCGGACGGCTCCCTGAAGACTTCAGTCGGCGCGCAGGCCAACGGATTCGGCCTGGAATGGGGCGTGCAGCTGACCCCCGGGCCCGCGGCGCTTGGATCCGCGCTGACCGGCAACGCGTCCACGTTCGAGGGCGGCACCGCGAACTGGGCCGCAGTCACGAACTGTGCGGTCACACAGTCCTCCGCGCAGTCCCACAGCGGCACGAAATCCCTGGCTCTGACCTCCACCGCCGCCGGTGACATGGTCGCCGAGTCGTGCGCCGCGGCGAACATCCTCACCCAGGGTTTCCCCGTCACCCCGGGGCAGGGCGTCAACGTGCAGGCGTGGATCCGCACCGCGGTCTCCGCGCGCACCGTGTCGGTGGGCTGCCACTGGTTCACCTCCGGCGGCGTGTCGGTGTCCACGACCTACGCGACCGGGACCGTGGACGCGTCGGGGTCGTGGACGATCGACCCGGGCACCGTGACGGCGCCGGCCACGGCCGCGTTCTACTCGGTGTCGGTGAAGGTCGCCGCGACCGGCGCCGGCGCCGAGGTGCACTACATCGACGACCTGGTGGCGTTCCCGATGCCGGGCTCGTACGACACCGGCGCGAGCGCGTCGTTCGGCGCGCAGGCGTACCTCCAGGTGACCGCGTTCACCGGGACGGATATGACGGTCGCGGTGTACGACTCCGCGGACAACGTCACGTTCGCGCCGGTCGCCTCCCTGGCGTTCGCGCAGACCACCGCGGCGCACACCACGCAGCGCATCGCGATCGGCAACACCGCGACGGTGCGCCGCTACGTCGCCGTCGTGGTGACCACGGCGGCCGGGTTCACCGCGGCGAGCTTCGCCGTGTCGCTGACGAAGAACGTGACGGCGGTGAGCTTCTGATGCTCTTCCCTCAGGTCACCAGATGGCAGCCGGCCGGGCCGGCGTGGGCGTACAAGACGTACCGGATCCTGTCGCCGCCCTCGCATCGGCGCAAGGCCACCTGCGAGGAGGTGGAGTGCGAGCGGTGGCGGCGCGGATGGAAGACATGCCTGGACGTGTCCGATCCGAAGCAGGCCGAGGCGGCGAACTGGATCCGGCTGCACTCCGGTCGCCGCCCCACGGTGCAGCAGGTGGGCACCGCGGTCACGTTCACGTTCTCGCCCGGCGAGGAGTGCTTCGCCGGGCACACGGTCCCGTTCAAGCCGCACCTGTTCCTGGTGCACGGCGGGGACTGGCGCGGTAACCCGCGCGCCGTTCCGGTGGTGCGCCACTCCGGCGCGCAGGCGTGGGCCGACGACTTCGGCGAGAACCAGCAGTTGATCAGAGATCGCATAGGAAGGGGCTGAACCATGTCGAAAGTCAGCGGTCTGGGCGCGACGGTGACGGTGGACAACGCCGCCGGCACGCCTCAAGACGTCACCATAGACGTCAGCGACTACCAGTTCTCCACCCCCTACGGGGTGCAGGACACCACCGGTGTGAACGTGTCGAACCATGAGCGGCTGATGCTGCTCGAGGACTTCTCCGTCACCTTCAACGGGACCATGGACCCGGCGGCGAACAAGAGCCACGCAGTGTTCTCCGGGGACAAGCGCGTCTCACGCACCGTGGCGATCATCAACGAGACCACGGCGAACTCCACGATGACCGCGGAGACCCTGTTCACCGACTACCAGCTCAAGCGCTCCGCGACTGGTGAGCTGACCTGGTCGGCGCCCGGGGTCCTGGCCAACGGCGTCGCACCCGCCTGGTCGTAACCGACGCCGCCGCCCGCGTAGCGAGAGAGAACGAGATGACTGCCGGCCTGTTCACCCCTGAGCCCACCCACTACGACCTCGTGTTCACCGCTCCCGAGTTCCAGGGCATGCGGGTGGAGATGCGGCGCATGTCCCTGGGCGAGTCGCTCGCCCTGGACGAGATGCGGCTGTCCACCTCCAGCGGAGCCGAGGGGAATGTCAAGCGGGTGCGGCGCGTCGCCGAGACCGTCGCCGCGAAGATCGTGTCCTGGAATCTGGCCGACGAGCTCGGCCAGCCGCTGCCCGTCAGTGTCGACGCGCTGCTCGGCCAGGAGGAGTCGGTCATGAACGCGATCGTGTCCTCCTACATCACCGCCGTGCGGGGGGTGGACGCCCCTTTGGACAGCGCATCGCCCACTGGCGCGCCGCCCCCGCCGATGTCGATTCCGATGGACGCCCTGTAGTCGAGCCGCCCGAGCTTGCGCACACCAGGCTGCTGCTCGGGTTGCTGAACCGCTTCCCCGGCTACACCCTCGGCACGCTGCTGGCCGAGGACGCGGGGCTGTTGCGGCTGTTGGAGATCGAAAGGCTCGGCGCGCGGGAGGGAGGTGACCTCGCATGGTGAACAAGATCGAGATCGTTGTCACCGGTAAGAACTTGACCAAGCCGGAGTTCGACGCCGCCGTTCGTGACGCACGGGCCGCCGGACAGCAGGTGGGCGACCAATTCTCCAAGGGCGTCGAGAACAAGATCGAGGATGCGATACCGGCCGCGGCCAGGGACTCGTGGGACCGCACCGGCGAGGACGCCAAGAGCGCGGGCGAGCAGGCCGGGTTCGATTTCACCGACGCCTTTGGCGGCAGGGTGCGCCAGGATCTGCCGCCGACGGTCGACAAACCGCTCGAAGACCTACCGCCCAAGGCCAGGGAGAAGGGCAAGCAGACCGGCGATCAGTTCAGCCAGGGCATGAGCCCCTTGCTGGTCGGCGCTTTCACCGCCGCAGCCACGATCGGGCCGGCCGCGATCCTCGCCGGCGTGGCAACCGCTACGGTGGGCGCCGCGGCGCTGATCGCGAAGTCGAACGATCAAGTGGCGGCCGACTATCAGAACCTGGGCACTGTAGTGTCCTCGACCCTGACGAACGCGGTCTCCCCTGTGGTCGGCCACATCGACGCGGCGGTTAACATCCTTAGCGAAGGGATCACGCAGCTCAGCCCCGAGCTTGACAAACTGTTCGCGGTGGCCGGTCCTGATGCCGAGCAGCTGGCCGGCGGCCTGGTGAAGCTGGCGCAGGGCGTGCTGCCGGGGATCACGCAGGGGATGTCGGCGATCGCGCCGGAGATGCACGCCATTGCCGGGGACGTGGGCAAGATCGGCCAGGGGCTCGGCGGTTTCATTGGCGGCCTGGGGGTGGGCGCCTCGGGCGCGACGACCGGGTTCAACGCCCTAGCCAAGTCGCTGTCGGAGATCCTGCCGGATCTGGGTCAGATCATCGGCGATTTGAGCAACGGGCTGGGTCCGGCGCTCGCGGACGTGCTGCCTGTGGTGGACGGGGTGGCGAAGGGGATCACCGTTCTGATGGGGGTGCTGAACCCGGGTGAGATCCAAGCGGCGGGTGTCGCGCTCGCCGGCCTGTTCGCCGCATTCAAGATCGGCGGCTTGGCGGGCGCTCTCCAGGAGGGGGTGACGTTCACCAGCTTCCTGAAGGGCTCTGGCGTCGCCGCGGCCGAGTCGGAAGGGAAGATCAAATCCTTTGCGGTCAAGGGGATCGGGGGCCTGTCTGCGGCGCTGGACGTCGCGACCGGACCCCTCGGGCTGATCATCGCTGGGGCGGGGCTGCTCGGCAACGAGCTGGGCAAGCTGTCCGGGGTCGGCGACCACACGACGGCGAACGTGGACGCACTGACCTCCGCCATGGCGGACGCGGCCAACGGGTCTGCGCAGACCCAGGGGCAGATCGACGAGCTCGCGAACGCGTTCACCTTCATGGCCACGGGTCCGCTGCACGCCACCAACGGGCTGAAGTCGATGGACGACGCCCTGGTCAAGTTGCAGCAGACGAGCCCGGCGCAGGCCGCGCAGGAGTTCGCGCTGCTCTCGAAGAGCATGCAGGCCAACGGCGTCTCCGCGGCGCAGGTGGCCAAGGACTTCCCCCAGTACACGCAGGCCGTTCAGGACGCCCAGCTCCAGTCGCACCTACTCGGCACTCAGACCGACCAGCTGAGCCAGTCGCTGGCCACTGCCGCCCAGTCGGCTCACGATGCCGCACAGAAGACTGCGGAGCAGGCCCTGGCCGCGCTGGGCGCGACTGACGGGCAGAACAAGCTCACCTTGAAGCTCGACGACACGATCACCGCCTATGAGACGGCTACGGGCGAAGCGTCGGCGTACAAGACGGCGCTGGACGCGATGTACGGCAAATACCAGGACTACTCGCAGGCCCAGGCCACCTTCACCACGGACGTCGCGAACGCCACGGGGCAGATCACTAAGGGCAAGGACGCGATCGACCTGACCACGAAGTCCGGTGCGGCGAACTTCACCCTGCTCGGTCAGTTGGCGACGCAGAACGAGAACGTCGCCGAGGCGCTGCTCAAGCAGACCGGCAACCAGCAGGCCGCGAACAAGTCGCTCCAGGACGGCGCCGTGAAGATCGACGCCTTGGCGAAGTCGGCCGGGTTCACCGACGGGCAGATCGCGCAGCTGAACAAGGACTTGTACGGGACCGCGTCGATCAAGGACATCAAAGTCACGGTCTCCGCGAATACGGACGCCGCCTACTCAGGTGTCAACCAGCTGCTGAACTTCGTGAACAGTTCGGGTGCGACGATCCATGTCTACGAGAACGCCAACGGGGTCTACAACACCGGGATGACCGGGCATGCCAAGGCCTCCGGCGGTGTGGTGGGTGCGTTCTCCGGGTTGGTGCGCGGCGGGCGGACCCTGGTCGGCGAGTACGGGCCGGAGGTGGTCGATCTGCCGATGGGGTCGACGGTGCATTCGAACCCGGACACTCAGCGGATGCTCGGCGCTGGTTCGGGCGGGGCATCGGGCGCCGGTGGGGCGTTCGAGTTGACGGTGAGTCCGGGCTCTGACGGCGCGGTCGCCACCATGATCATGACCCTGGTGCGTACCGGTCAGCTCCAGATCCGACAGAAAGCGATCGTGCCATGACCGCGTTCCTCACGTTGCCGCAGAACGGGGTCGTCTCCGGCCAGTCCGGGCACGAGAACGACCACAACCGGATCTACTCGGGCCTGCTCGCGCTGTGGACTGCGGTCCAGCAGTCGATGTACAACGTGTGCTCGCCGACGTTCGGCGCGGACCCGACCGGGGTGAACGACTCGAGCACCGCGATCCAGAACGCGATCAACGCGGCGCAGGCCGCGGGCGGCGGGATCGTGTGCATTCCCGCCGGAACGTTCAAGGTCTCGCCCGGGGTGCTCAAGTTCAACAACGGCAGCACCGGCTACAACAACGTGCGCGTCGTCGGCGCGGGCGCCCAGTCCACGATCCTGCAGAAGAGCGCCAACGGCGTGTTGATCAGCATGTCGGGTCCGGCGACCGACACGACCGGGGCGACGCACGCGAAATACTGCTCGCTCGAGTCGCTGCACATTTCCGGCGCCGGCTTCACGGGGCTGCTGCTTCAGCTCTACTACGCCGACGACCTGCTGTTCCGTGACCTGGACCTGGTCAACAACGCGGACGTCATGGTCGACACGGCGGAGCTGTGGGACTCCCGGTTCTACAACTGCACGTTCGAGTCCGGCGGTAGCGCGACCGCGAACGCCAGCACGCCGAACGTGCTGCTGCGCTGCTCCGCCGCCGCGTCCGGGTTCGGCGCCAGCACCGACTCGGTCAACAACGTGTACTTCCACGGCTGCCGGTGGGAGGGCTTCCATACCGGCGCCGTGTGGATCCAGCAGGGCGTGAGCGCGACGGGCTTCCCGTTCTCGATCCACTTCGCGAACTGCAAGATGGAGTCCGTCGTCATCAACGGCGGCCCGCACCTGTTGACCGACTCCACCTGCGAAGCGATCTTCGTCGACGGCCTGTACTGCTTCTCCGGCGGTTTCAACCCGCCGTACGCCACTGCGCAGGACGTGATCACGTGGGGGGCGCAGGACGGCGCGATCGAGAACGTGTACATCTCGACCAACGCCGTGCAGACCATCGCCAACGGCGTCACCATGAACTCGACCAAATCCGGCCAGAACACGTTCCTGAAGAATGTCACCGCGATCTACAACGCGTCCGGGATGCCCACCGGCAGCCACATCGCCTACGGCACCGGAACCGGCGGATTCCGGCTGATCAACTGCTACTCGAACCAGACCGCGCCGACCACGCTCAACCCGATGGACACCCTCGTCTCGCCGCTCTCGACGAACAACGCCATCGGCGCGCTGGTGTCCGGCGACACCGCCAAACGGTGGGTGGTCAACTTTGCGGGCAACATGTCCTGGGGGCCCGGCAACGCCGGCGCCGACGTCGTCCTGGGCCGCTCCGCCGCCGGTGTGCTCGCCCTGACCTCCGGGATCTTCCAGGCGCAGAATGGAATCGACACCCACAACAACGCGGCCGTGCTCACCCCGGCGTTCGCGAACGGCACGGCGGCGCAGCTGTCGGACCTGACCCGCGACTACATGGTGTATCTCACCGTCGGCACGGCGGGCACCGCGTTCACCGTCGCGATCGGGCCGACGAGCACCCCCGCGAACACGCTCGTGCCCTCCGGCACGGCCACCAGCGGGCAGGTCGTCTCGTTCCGGCTGCCCGCGGGCTGGTTCGTGAAGTGGTCGGCGACCACGGCGACGCTGGCCGGGCAGAAGGCGATCGGCTGCTGATGGGCGGCTACAGCGACGTCTACAGCGACCTCTACGGGCCCGGGTTCCCGCAGACGCCGCTCGACACGCGCACGGAGCTGCTGCTCGGCGGCACCTGGACCGATGTGAGCACGGACGTGTACGAGCGCGGCGCGGTCACCATCACCACGGGCCACCCCGACGAATCCAGCACCGCCATGCCCTCGAGCTGCACGCTCCAGCTCAACAACCGGCTGGGCCGCTACAGCCCACGCAACCCGCTCGGCCCGAACTACGGGCTGATCGGCGAGAACACGCCGATGCGGCTGTCGCTGCCCAACGCCGGCGGCAGGTATCTGCGGTTCGAGGACGACTCGACCAGCTACGCCTCCTGCCCCGACAACGCCCGTCTCGACATCACCGGAGATCTGGAGCTCCAGGTCGAGATGGAGCTGAGCGACACCACCCGGTGCGTCATCGTCTCGAAATATCAGAGCGCAGGCGGCCATTCATGGAGCCTGGTCCTCAACGACGACGGAACCGCACGGTTCTTCTGGACCCCGACCGGCGGCATAGGCACTGTCGTCAACTCGACCATGCCGCTACCGCTCGGGCGCGTCGCGCTCAAGACGACCCTCGCGACCGCGACTGGCACCGTCACCTTCTACACCGCCCCCACGATCAGCGGCCCGTGGACCCAGCTGGGCAACCCCGTCGTCACCGGCGCCACCTCCATCTTCTCCTCCGCCGCCCCACTGGTGGTTGGCGCGGACGCCGACCTGGCCGACACCGGCGGCTTCAATCAGACGCCCCGCACCGGTGCGCTCGGCAAGCTCTACGCGGTCAATCTCCTGAATGGTATCGGCGGCACCACCGTGGCCAGTCCGGTGTTCAGCGCTCAGGCCGCGGGCACGACGATGTGGTCGGATGCGCAGGGCAACCTCTGGACCGTGGCGGGTACGGCGGAGATCAGCGACCGGGACTATAGGCATTACGGCGAGGTGCCGGCGTGGCCGCCGAAATGGGACGTCACAGGCCGCGACGTCTACACCCCGATCGCGTCGGCCGGCCTGCTGCGGCGCCTCGGCCAGGGCGGCAGCAACGGCGCACCCCTGAACAGCGCGATCTACCGGGCGTATGTGCGCCTGACCGGTGCGCTCGCGCCCGTCGCGTACTGGCCGTGCGAGGACGGGTCGGCGTCCACGTCGCTGGCCTCGGCGATCGGGGGCGCGCCGATGACGGTCGTGGGCGCGCCGCAGCTCGCGTCAGACACCTCGTTCCTGTGCTCCGACAGCCTGCCCGTGCTCAATGGCTCGACCTGGAGCGGGATCGTGCCCGGTGCCGTGACGACCGCGAACTCCTTCCGGTTCCTGCTCAAGGTCCCCTCGTCGTCGCCTCCGGCGGATCAGGCGGTCATCGCGCGGCTGTACACCGGCGGGACGGTCGCCCTGACTGAGTTGAGGTTCACCACGGGCGGCGGCCTGCGGCTGCTCGGCTACAACTTCAGCGGGACGCAGATCTTCGACACGGGGGCGTTCGCGTTCGGGATCCTCGATCAGACGTTGCGAGTGTCCGTGACCCTGCAACCGAGCGGCGGGAACGTTGCGTATGCGATGGGCACCCTGGCGCCCGGCGCAGGCGCGGCGCTGGTAACCGGCGGATCGGTGGCCGGCAGCATCGGGCTGGCGACCCGCGTGGTGATCGCGCCGAACGAGGACATCGCCCAGGCGGTCGTCGGGCACGTGTCGGTTCAAGCGAACTACGACGACCTGTTCGACCTGGCCGCGGCGCTCAACGCCTGGCAGCAGGAGGCGGCCGGGATACGTTTCGCGCGATTGTGCACCGAAGAGGGCATCGCCTCGCGCGTCTACGGCTATCCGGCCGACTCGGTGGCGATGGGTCCGCAGCGGCCGCTGAAATTCACCGACCTTTTGCAGGAGTGCGAGGGCGCCGACAAGGGCCTGATCTTCGAGCCGCGGCAGGCCCTGGCGCTGGGGTACCGTACCCGGGCGTCGATGTTCAACCAGGCGGCAGCGCTGACGCTGGACTACTCGGCGGCGCAGTTCTCGCCGCCGATGGACCCGACCGACGATGACCAGTACCGCACCAACGACGTCACCGCGCAGCGCACCAACGGCGGCTCGTCGTACCGGGCCGTGGTGACCGACGGGCGCCTGTCGATCCAAGCACCCCCGAACGGCGTCGGCCGCTACCCGAGCACGGATAACGCCAACCTGTTCAGCGACGCGCAGCTCGGCGACGACGCGTCCTGGTTGGCGTGGCTCGGCACCGTCGACGACGTGCGCTACCCCAGCCTGACGGTGGACCTGGCGCGCAGCGAGAACGCGTCGATCGGCGCCGCCGCCGCGGCGGTGAAGATCGGCGACCGGATCGTCGGGACGAACACCCCGCCGCAGCTGCCGCCGGACGGCATCAGCCAGATCGTGCGCGGCTACACCGAGGTCGCCTACCAGTTCACGCACCAACTGATCCCGGTGTGCGTCCCGGAGTCGCCGTACCGGGTCGGCGTGTACGACGACCCGGTACTGGGCCGGTACGACACGGACGGCTCGACGCTGTACCTGCCGGTGTCCAGCAGCGCGGTGAGCATCCAGGTGGCGACCACGAACCCGAGGTCTCCGCTGTGGACCACCGACCCGTCGGACTGCCCGTTCGACATCCGGGTGGGCGGGGAGCGGATGACGGTGACCGCGGTCACCGGGTCCTCGTCGCCGCAGACGATGACGGTCACCCGGTCGGTCAACGGGGTCGTGAAGTCTCAGGCACAGGGGGCCGATGTGCGCCTGTTCCAGCCGACGATCTACAGCATGTGAGGGGGCGCTGTGACGAGCAGTCCGAACGCGGGCCAGCGGCTCAAGGCCGCCAACGCGGCATTCCCGAAGTTATTCTCGGCCGCGGCCAGCGCGCCGGTGACGGTGAGCACCGCGACGGCGACCGATATCTCGGACGCGTCGATCACGATCACGACGGCGAACGCGGGCGCGCAGGTCCTGGTGATCGGAGTATTCGACATCCAGGTCGTGACCACCTCCGGTGTCGCGGTCGCGCTCGGGTCCTGCGCGGTGAACGGGTCGGCGCAGCTGGGCAACGCCACACACGACCTGACGACGGTCGGCAATCGCGGCACCGTGACGCAGGCATGGGTGATCACATCGGGTGCGGCGGGTTCGTACACGATCAAGTTGCAGGCGCAGCTGTCGGGTGCGTCGGGGTCGGCGACGTTCAACGGGACGCACACCACCATCACCGCGACCGTCTACGACTGGTAAGGGGGATCATGCACACGCTCGCGATGTTCTTCGGCTGGCCGGACGGGTCGGTGTGGGGGAATCTCGTGTCCAACCCGCTGTGGGGTATCCCCGCGTTCGCGGTCTCGCATGTGCTGGCGCGCCGGCACCGCATCAAGAGCACCGCCGCGCAGACCGAGGAACTCAAGGCGCACATTGACGAGAGGCTCGGAGGCGAGACCCGGTGACCCTCAAGATCTGCGACCTGTCGTGGACGAAACCGCTGCCGTCGCTGCTCGTCGCCGCCGGGATCAAGGCGGCCTGCCTGTACGTGAGCCAGGACGTCACCGGCAAGAACATGAACGCCCCCTATGTCCGGTCGCTGGCCGGCGCGGGGCTGTGGACGGTGACGAACTTCGAGTACGCCGCGAGCCAGATGCTCGGCGGCTACGCGCAGGGCGTCACCGATGCGCGGCTCGGCCTGGCGCAGGCGCGTGCGTGCGGGATGCCCGCAGGCAGACCGATCTACTACTCGGCCGACTTCGACGCCACCGCGGCGCAGATGACGGACTCGGTCATCCCCTACCTGCAGGGCGCCCGCTCCGTCACCGGCCCCGGCACGGTCGGCTTCTACGGGGGCTATCCGCAGGTGCTCGCGGTGCTCGGATTCTGGGCGCAGCACTACCCGGGTGAGCGGGTCTTCATCTGGCAGAGCCCCGCGTGGTCCGGCGGCCGCTGGTCGGCCTCGGCGGACATCCGCCAGCAGGTCGCGCAGGAGACGATCGGGGGCGGCCCGATCGACATCGACTACGCGTACACGGCCGATTTCGGCCAATGGATGCCGGGCGTCGTGCCCGTCACCGATCCCCCGAAACCCCCACAGGAGGCTGAGATGATCCTCGTCACCGGCATGGCGACCCCCGACCCTAACGCCGTCTGGGCGCTGCTGGGAAGTCTCTACTGGCACGTCGCCGACGGCGAGAGCGTGAGCGGCTACAAGGCTGCCGGCGCCCTGGAGGCGACCATCACGCCGGCCGAGCACCAGAACATCCTGGCGGCCGTGGCGAAGGCGCAGACGCCGCTCACCCTGACCGGGTCGGTGCCGCTGACCCTGTCCGCGACCGGTGACGTGACGGTCGGCGCGGCGTGAACGGCTGGTCCTGGTATTGGCTGGTGTGGTTGGTCGCGGGTTTCGGGGTACCCGAGGGGATCGCGCTCGCCACCAACGTCCGCAACACGCTCAGTTTCCAGGTGTGGGATCTGGAGGGGTCCGGGGCGACGTTCATGCGGTTCGTCGTCGCCGCGTTCTGCCTGTGGCTGTTCCTGCACATGGTGTTCCGGCTGTTTCGATGACCGGGGGTGAGGGTGGGTGATCACAGCCCGGTCAGGCGCGCCGAGTACGGCGAGTACAAGACCGCGACGAATCACCGGCTCGAGCAGTTGGAGCGCTGGCGAGAAGCCCACGAGAGGGCGCACGACGATGATGACGACGATGATCGGGATGATCGCCGATGGTCGTGGCAGCAGATAGCGGCGTGGGCGGCGGTGGCCGCGGTCCTGGCCGCGGCGTGGCTGTCGTCCGCCGGCGCGCGGTAGCGACGCCGCGCGGCTACGGGTTGGCCTGGTCTGCGCTCGGCGCCGGCGCTGTAGCGCTGATCGGGTTTCAGCTGCTGCGCCAGCCGGAGGGGTCCGGTGGTGCGCCGCCCGCGCGTCCGTTCGCCGCCCCGTCGGCGAGCTCTCCCGCGGTGCGCACCTCGCTGCCCCCTTCGGTGCGCACTGCGCCGGCGGTGCCTCGCACACAGGGGGCGGCGTCGGCGCCCGTGGGGCGGTCTTCGTCGGCCGGGACCGCGGCGCCGGGTCGCAGCGGGCAGCCCTCGCCGCATCCGTCGCCCGTCGGACCGGGGGTGGTCGCGGCCAATGCGGCGCTGGTGGTGCCGCTGCGGGGCAGCACGCCGATCGCGGTACGCGTCGCGGTTATCGCCCCGGCCGCGCCACCATTCCCGACGGTGGGTATCGGGCTGCTGCCTTAGTGCCGCGCGCGGTAGCCCGGCGGAACGGCGTCTTCGGGCGTAGTCGGCCCCGGGTCGCGGGGTTTGGGTTCCGCGAACAGCTCCTGTAGCTGGGCGGCGGTACGCACCCGCGGGTCGCGCGGCAGCGGGTCGGGCTCGCGCGGGCCGGGGGGGTAGCGGCGCCGGGCCTGTGCGTCGCTGCGGATCGCGATCCGGAACAGGATGCCTCCGACGGCGAGGCATGCGGTGAGCATGACCGCTGCGGCTGATCCGTCCATTTCCCCTCCCCGGGTGACAATCTGTCACGGTAGCGCGCCGGGCCGCGTTGCGCACGTGGATCAGTGTTTTGAGTGACCCCCGTGCACTCGAACGTCACGACTCTGTCACTCTGCGGAACCGTTTCGGGTTTGCCCGTAGTCTCGCCTCGTGCTGCGTGCGCCAATTCCCCGACGTGATGGGCGCGACCGTATCCTCGCGGCGCGCCTGGTCCTGGCCGAGCCATCTGTGTGGCCGCCGGCACCCGGTCAGTGTCCGTTGTGCGGGCTGTCGCAGCCGGCGCCCCCGGCCGCGTCGCGTTACCGGGGTGTCCCGGCGCATGTGACGTGTATGGCGCGGGCGTTCCCGCCGGCGCCGCCGCTGACCGATCTGGGTGTGCGGCCGGACGGGGTCGTGCCGCGCGGGTGGGTGTATGTGGCGCACATCGACGCGATCGTGGACGGGGCGGCGCACGCCTCGGCGCTCGGGCGTTACCGGATCGGGGACATCAGGCCGGGCACCGTGCTGCTGGTGGCGCACCAGTTCGGGACGGTGGTGGAGGCGGTCGTGTTCAAGGGTGACCCGGTGGCGCCGGGTGGCTCGTTCCAGATCCCGTTGACGGATCCGTGGGAGCTGGGGCCGGGCGGGTGGGGTGGTGTGCACGTGCGGCGGGTGGGCGGCCGCTAGCCCTCGCCGATGGGGATCTCGTAGCGGGGCCGGTACGGCGAACGCCCCGGCCGGAGGGATCCGGGCCGGGGCGACGCTTCGCCTGCGTGGGCCATATCGTAGCGGGCGCCCGGTACCCTCGGCGCCATGGGCTACGACTACCACGTGCGCACCGCTCCCCGTGACGAGCTGGTCGCCGAGCTGCGGCAGCTCGGTGACGACCGGGGCAGCCAGGGCAAGCTCGAGCGGCGCGACGAGGCATATCAGGCGGCCGCGCGGCTCGAGGCGGGCGGTGACGCGGTCGATTTCAACCGGGTGCTGTACGCGGTCGACGAAGACCGCGGCCGCTGGTCGGCGTTCGTCGGCACGAGGGACGAGGTCGAGCGGGAGCTGCGAGAGGGCGCCGTGGGATTCCTGCACCTGGGCAGCCCGGACACCGCCGCGCAGGCACAGTACGCGCTCGAGCGGGTGGAACGGGGTGAGGAGATGGTGCGGGTGGGAAGTCTGGTGTACGCCGTTCGTGTCTGAGGGTTGCGCTCTTGTGGCGGGATGCTACGGTGACGACACGTCACATCCCGCTCGCCTGCGGTGATCACAATTTCAGATGACCTACGCGGACCACGCCACTTCGGTGTGGGGAAGGTCGCGTAACCGCACTCTTTCCGGCCTTGTTGCCGGGCGGTTCGCCTTCCCGAATCGTCCGCCGGGCCGGTCGCCGTATGCGGGCCCTTATCTAGGGACCAACATATGACCCGCGCGGACAGCAGCATGCTGCTGGGAAGGTCGCGCGACACCACCACGGTCGGTGCCGCCGCTTCCCTTTTCGACTCCATCGACCACCGTCCTCGCGTCCCCGTGCGCCTGGTCGCATGGGGCGTCACCGACGCCGACGTAGAGCATGCGATCGATCGTGCCGAGGTCGGACCGGGGCGGTACGCCTGGGAATTCGTGGAGACCGAGCGCCTCGGGGACCTGCCGTGCCCGCTCGCCCCGGACGACCCACGGGCGCTCGCGCAGGAGGCCGGGTACCACTGGGCGTACGTGGCGTACCGGGCCGAGCCGGTCGATGGTTGAGATCTACCGGCGCGTCCGCGGTTACGCCTGGAACGTCGACTACATCACCTGCGAGCACGCCAGGCGCCTGATCAGCGAAGCCGACAAGGCCGGTGAGAGCGACTCGGCCGCGCGGCCCGAGTACGTCGACGGCGTCATCTCGTTCGTGGCCGGACGGCTGTGTGGCGTCGGCGGGATGCGGGTGTGGCTGCGGCCGGTCGCGCGTGAGCTGGTGCCGCCGGATGTGATTGAGCGGCTCGAGGCCGAGGCCGCCGGTAACGCTCCCGGCGCCGCGGGCGCCTGTTGATGGGGTGTGAGATGGGGATCGTCGAAGCTCTCGCCGCGGCGCTGGCGGTCGTCGCGACCGTGGCCGGGCTGTGCTGGCTGCGTATCAGGTGTATGCCGGAGCCGGTGTACGACCTGCCGCGGTGGTGGTACATGGCGTGG